GTTAGTGTCGTACCGTTTCCTAAAGCTGCATATACTTCATCAAAATTATCATTAATTTTATCTGCACCTACACGAAGAGTATCTCCTTCTCCATCGTTAGCCGATGATCCTATGCCTACTGCTTGCTTTGTCATGTCTTATCCCTCGTCAAATGTTTTTGTGGTGGAATCTAATGTTACAGATGTACTATCAAATCTTAAAGCTGTTGAGCTACCAGCAATAATTGTAACAGAACCAACAAAGGCTGTCGCAGACAGTCCTGCCATATACGCTATGTTCTCCGCCTCTGGGTTCACAACAGCGGTTACTGTTACTGTGCCTATTCCGCCAACAGATTCTAAATTACTAGGAGGTGTTAAACCAAGAATGCTGTTAAACCCAACAGGATTAAACCCGTACTGTATATTTCTTTGTTCCTCTAGATCCTGTTCCGGACGTGGGTTCCTCAGAGCTTGAGGGTCTGGTCCTATACGCGGTGGAGATAGTTGCGGGTGCTTGGGCTCAAACTCATCCGTACCGACTAAAGCGCCGTTCCATTCTTTCGCCATGTCTCTCAGGCGGTATCTAAACCCAGACCTATCCGAAATCCCGTATGCATCTTTTCCACTAGCAAATGCCATTATGCCCTCAAGTACGATATACTAGGCTGAAGCTTCAGAGATACACGACCCTGATCCTCATCCGACGCTCTTTGAAACTCTTCTTCGTAAATAGACTTTAAGTATTGCAACCGCTCCGGCGACCTCTTCATCGCAATATAGTATGCCAAGCCAGCAACCATGCAAGGATAGAACCTAAAGGGCAGGTCAGCCGTATTAGCAAACGCTCCAGCATCCTCAATGCGATCGACATAATAATAGACCAGTTGGTCAGTAGAGTTTTCGGGCACAGTCCATAGATTAATTACGGGGCTGATTTGCCTGTCGAAGTAGAACTGACTAGGCCGACCTTGAGTTGTTTTGTTCGGTAGGTTTAAATACTCTCCACGGCTAATCCTATCTAGCTCAAAGTCTGTATTACCTCTACGCAAAACCACCTCTAGTATATCTGCGGAACTTTGAGTTAACGAAAAATCAACCGCGGTTGTCACCGAAGTTACAGCGCCGCTAACACTACCCGTGATGGATTCTGTCGCAATAAACGTTCCCACAGGATACGTTATAGCAATAGATGTGCTTGAGACGATGTTCGTTATTATAGCTGTTGCGCCACTTGTGCCGCCCGTAATTGTTTCGGACACAGCAAAAGAAGCACTAGATGCTACAGTAATTGTCAGGGTTCCAACCGGATAAGATGACACAGACTGAGCCATGTTTAATACTTTTTGCTTGATAGTCCATAAGTTCAATCCGCGGTTAGTCCACTCCGCAAACATTAGGTTCAACGAACGACGTGCGGTCTTGATCTCGTAACCAGTACGAGCCTCTAAGCCACACCGCTCATAGGCTTCCTCGATGACTTCAGCTATATCAAGGTTAAATGTTCTGGTTCCAGAAGTCGTCATTTGTTACCCCTTCTTCGTTTTACGTTTAGCTGCGGAAACTCTGCGAGGTTTACCAGCAGGCTGTCCAAGCTTGGCTTTCTCTCTTACCTTACTACGTTTCTCAGACGCTGTCATTTCTTTGCTTGTCTTCGGTGTTTTAGAGCTTACTCTTTTACTTGGCCGGCAATACGGGGTGTCTCTTTTCTCACCCTTCTTACGCCCACAAGGCTTACCAGATTTAACATCTACCCAGTCTTCCTTGAACCATCGTTTGAGAGCGGCTCCTTCTTTTGTTTTACGAACAGCCATTAGAACAAGTTCGTTTCTTTGCGGCGCGACTCTTGCACAACCCCACAACCACTTGCAATAAGACCACCGTTCTTTAACTTTTTCTTAACAGGGCGCTTGCGCTTAGAAGATTCTCCCCATTTGTCGGCGCCCACCTTTCGACACTTGGCTATGGCTCCGCTTGCGTAGGCGCTTGGGAAGACCTTGTACCTTGCTTTTACTTTTTTGTAACATGCGTCTTTGGGCATTATTTCTCCCCGAGGGCGGCTTGGAAATCTGTTGGCTCATTTGAGACCGGGACATTGCCATAGCTTGCCTTCCTTTGTAAAAAGTCCTGCCACATGGGCTGGATCATGTTAAAGTTTTGATCTACCTTATACACTACTACTGCCATTTGCGCGTTCATTGTAAACAAAGTAATCGCGCCCCAGCTTACAACACCAAGGATTATAACAGAAACAAAGTGATTAAGTTCAAATTTCATCTGTCTAGCACTTCCAACGTTTCCGCGCAGCCTTGCCTCTTTCCCCTGTCCAACCCTTGGAACGAGCGCAGAAAGACTTCTTACGGCCTTTCTCGCTTTTAGACTTTGGGTTAGGCGCAGGAGCTTTGAGTTTGCTACCTGTTGCTTTGTTGTATTTAGCGCGGCCCTTTGCTGTAAGACCCGCACCCTTTTTAACAGACAGTTTCTCGCCACGTCCAACTGAGAGATTAACTTTTTTCTTATCAGCCATAGCAACCGCCCTAAAGATTATGCGTGGTAGAACATCATCAAGTCAAACTGCGGAACAACGAATGTAACAAAACAACCGTCTTTAAACAGTACACCCTCATCCGGCATAAACGGGTCGTCAGAAGCGTTGTCGGTTCCAATCGAGCGAAACTGAATTAGTTCTGTGCCTGTAACACCACCGTTCCGTAAGTTAGCTATTCCAGCGGTCCCGCCAGAATAAAAAGAAAACCCTTGCAAACGAGTGCGTCCCGCGAAGATTACGCCTGCCGCATTAGCATTAATACCTGCGGTTACGTTGCCAGCGGGGTCACCAACTGCGGTTATACTTGTAATTGTTTTAAAATATCCGGTGCTAGTTGCGGTTCCATCGTCGGCCCCTGTAAGGCTTTCAGTAAGAGAAGCGCCGTTTACATCAGTCCCTACTATGGTAAACGAAATACCGTCATCATCGCCTGCGGACAAGATTGTTACCTGTCTGCCCGAGGCGTTTGTAACGCTACCGCCAGAAGCCAATGCCCCGTTAATTGTTAATGCCCCGTTGTTACCAACGGCGGCTATCGTTGAAATACCGTTTGGGTCTGCCGCCACCTCATCGCTAATGATGACTGGGGTTACGTCTGATCCTGACATTTTGGCCTCCTAAAATTGAAGGTGGGGCTTTCACCCCACCAGATTAAACATTAGCCGTTATTGAAATCTACATTCATGCCAGTGATGCGAATCCAAATTTTACCAGCACTGTACGCTGCGTTAGTGGCAGCGCCTTGAACTAGATAGATGAACTTTTTAGACAAAGCCGCCATAGTAGCAGCCGAATCAACAGCGTTGTAGTAACCTAAAGTTAGGTCGCCGTTGTTCATCATCTGAGTTCCGCTGGCAACAGCCGCACCAGACGCGGTTGTTCCCGTAGCTGAAATGTCTACGTTAATATCTGGATCACCGCCTGTAGGAACTTCTACACAACCAAATTCTAACAGGATTGGAATACCGTTTACTTCTTTTGTGAGTTCCGCAATGTACGCATTAGCAGAAGTTCCGACACCAATAATACGATCCCCTGTAGCTGATCCAACAAACCCGCCTTGAAGGTCGATAAGAATAGTTGTCGTGATTGTGCCACCAACTTTGCTAACAAAAGTGTTAATAGAAGCATCAGCAATACCAGAGCCGTTCGCGTTGGGCACAATACCAAAGATTGTTGCGCCAGTGTCGAGGCTGGCATTATTTGCACCTACGGTTGCGCCTGTGCTTGTGTCAACGACATTGTTGCCTGTGGTGGCAATCGTCTGCAACGCAAATTGTGAAGGTGTAATTGCACCAGTTGTTGTGTTTTTGGTGACTTGCTGGAAGCCGTTTTCAGAACGCACTGGTCCTGAGAAAGTAGAATTACCCATGAGAATCTCCTGTCAGGGTTAAGTCAGCCGCCCAATGCGACTGTCAGGGATGCCCAAACAGTACAATAGATTTTTACAAAAAGAAAGAGGCGATCCGAAGACCGCCCCTGACTTGGGAAACCATCTTGTAGGGTGGCTACAAGACGTACCTAACTTTATGCGCCAGGTGAGCCAAACACACAACGTGGGTCACTAAAGCCAAAGCTATAACGCTCACGAGCTTTAAATCGCATGTTGCCTGTGTCGAAGTCGGCTTCCATGTTAGTTGCAAGAGCCATCCGCTCATAGTGGATAAGACCACGAGGAGCATCGGTTAGCAGGAAGAACGCGTCCGTATCAGTCAGGAAGTCGTTGACGGCATAACCATCAGGCAACATACCCATTGAGCGAAGTGCGTTTGTGTCGTTGTCAGAAGTTCCGACGCGGAGGTTAGAAACCATCAAACGCTCTGCAACGAATTGCAGTTGACGTGGGATAATAAGTTTCAAACCGCGTAGAGCGACTTTCAAACCACGTTCGTCAACAAAACCAGCGATGTTGATCAAAGCGTCTTCCAAGGAAGTTTCGTTCAGATCAGCAGCAGTTGATGGTTCGTTGGCGAAAGTGCCACCGTTTGTAAGCGGGTGATCAGCAGCGCAAAGTGCAACACCGTCTCCGCCAGCAGATGCACCAGCGGTGAACGCATTGTTCAGTACCGCAGCGGCCTTAACCTGCTTAGTGTGGGCCATCGAACGAGCAAGGGCGCGTGTGTAACGACTGCCGAGGCGGTCATACAAGTTGTCCTCGATTGCTTCCTCAGTAATTGAGAACGCAAGTGCGATGGTTTCGTGGTTGTACCGAGCAGTGAATGCTTCACCCGCGTCGTCGAAGTTGACGGCGGAGCCTTCCGATTTAGTCGGCGCTGCGCCGAACCCGGATAGCATAACTTCTTCCTCGAATGCTCTATCTGAGGACTCAGTACTATAGATTTCGGAGTGCTGATTTTCGTAACGATCATACTCCATTCCAAACAAGGCGTTGAGACCTGGTTCAAGCTCTTTCGCTAGTTGTGCGCGTGAAATAGCCATGTTTTAGACCTCCTTATACGCCGGTCGTAGAAACAGTACCCGCTGCAATGGAGCCAGTAGGCGCATTGAAGTGGTTGTTTATACGAACGATTAGTGGAATACCAGCAGCAGTGAAGTCAGCATTGTCGGGGTCATTTTGGACACCCATAATGCGTAGAGCCAATGTGTTGGTAGCTGCGATTGTGTTCAGATCCGCTGTAGCAGAAGACATGCCAGTAGAAGTAGACCCACTGTTGCCTGTTGCAAACGCGACGTTCGCAAATACGGCAGCACGAATTTCCGCTTCAGTGTTGGCCGCAGCCACTACGTTAGACGTAGCAATTGTGAACAACTGATTTGGGTCATCATACAAAAAGGCTTTGACAGGGAATGTAGAATCCGCGCCTGATCCAGGCCAAAAATTGCCGAAGACCGTTTCACCAGTAGTCGAAGAGACATACTCACATCCGCCAAAAACACCCACGATTGAAACGTTACCACCGGCCGCAGCCTGTAGATCGTCAATCACACCACCAGCTAACGGGATAACCGCCATGCCGCTGAAGATTGGGTTAGTGTTGCCGGCCGCAATTCTGTACTCAGTCATACCGGTCGAGTTGGTCGCTTGACCAATCTTACCAATGGGTTTTAACCCAAAGGAACCATTAGAATTTGCCATTATAGCACCTCAAGTTACTCGGAGTCTCTTGGTGATCCTCCGAAAGTTACACGACTTTGCCTATTATTACTAATCGGCATCGAAGGATGTTGATCCTTCATTAAGTCCTGATCGACAGCAACCATCTGTTCTCGGGTCCGGGTCCCGTAATACGCGGCTCTTTCATTGGCGGTCTCGACAGGCATTCGACACAACATCAGTCCACCTTGTCCTATGACGCCTTGATACCTGCCATCATCGATGACTGGGGCTTCATAGTCTGGATACTCGTCTTTACGGACAGGCTCCCATCCTTCTCGTAGTTTGGCATGGACATTCATTTTGTCCTCCTCACCACGCATGGCAACTCTAATCCAACGATGCACAAAGCCTACAGGGGGCTCTGGCGCTTCAAGGTGACTGGGCGGTGCCCAGGGTTTTCTGCGCGATTCTGTTTCGCGGGATGCGCTTTTACGCGCGGTTCTTGTATCTGTCATTGCTTAATCCTTCACATACTTAGCGTACTGTTCAAGAGGGACACCGAGCTTCTTCGCTATTGCGACTTGTGAATGCGTCAGCTTGACCGACCTGCGCCCCTGTTTAGTGTTGCGGGATGCGGAGTTACCAGCGGATGCGACCTGGTTACCTCCTCCCGATTTCTTAGTCGTAAACTTCTGAGGAAATTCCGTCCGAAGCCTGCGATCAATTTCACTATAGTAGTCTTCTGTCTGCGGGTCAAACCCTTCTTCTTCCACCAACCTTCGGTGAAATGTAAACGCAGCTTGGGTCATGATCTCGTCTTCCCCAAACCATTCGTTTTTCTCAGCCCAACCTTCGGCCCTAGGATCTGCTTTTCTAGGGGCCTGTTGCACTGGTTGGCTCTGGGCCTGTTGTTGAGCAACCTGTTGGCGCTCAACAGCCACCTTTTGCTGTTGATCCACTCTCTGCTTTGCCGAAGCATACTTTTGTTTGTCCACGGCGATTTGAGTGAGTTGTTCTTGAGCGGCTAGTAAGCCATCAGAATCTCCCGCATCATACGAGTTTTTATACGCGTTCTTTGCGGCCTGTTCTTGATGACCCAAACGATTGCCATACTCACTGAGATACCCAGTATCCACTTGTTGGACTCGGGACTTCAGTTGGTTGTTCTCGTTTAGAAGTTGTTGCGCTACCCGTACCGCTTCTTCACGATCGCGTTCCGCATTCTTATTACGCTCAGTTAGTTTCTTAATTCGTTTCTGAACGTTTTTGCTATAATCCTGTAGCTCTCCGTCGTCGCTGTCACTAGCGACGGCAACTCTTTCTTTAGAGCTACTATCATCCGAGCTACTATCAGGCGTTGAAGTGTCATCGCCCTCTGTCTCTACAATGATTTCTTGTTCTTCTTCAGACATTTAATTCTCCAATTCCTAAACGTGCTTAACGTCATCTGGTTCAAGTAGTGTTGCGATCACCTCATCGTCGTTAATGATGCGAACTTCACCACCGTCAATCTTAAAGCGGGAGCCGGAGTACCTACCTATGCAGACCCACTGGCCGGCTTCACACCAAGGTGTGGGTTCTGGGCCAAACTTGTCAGGATCTTTATAGGCAAGAGGCCCTAACCGTAAAACGTAGCTAACCACAGTAGCAACAGATTCCCGCTCACGCACCTCGTCAGGTATATAAAGACCAGATGCGGTCTTAGATTTACCTTGGTACGGCATAACAAGAATCCGCCAACCCGTTGGTTGCGGAAGTCTTTCGATTAAAGATTTGTCTATGAGTGAAGGGTCTAAGACCCTGGCGTCAACATATGCGCTCTCAACAGAGGAATCATCAGAGGCTTCCGCCTTGCGATCCTTGTTCATTTTCTGCGCGACATGGTCAGGAAGATATAATTTCTTCGACATGATCTGCGTTATTCTCCAGCAGGGCCCTGATTTCAGTCCTAGTGAAAGAGAGGCCCCGTATCTCTCCCACCATCATCTTATATGTTTCCCAATCTTTGGCATTGCCTTGGGAAAGAGACTCGGCTATTTCTAGCTCGCGTTTCTCCAACAACCTATACATATGTTTTGCGAAGTCAACAACATCCATTATAGGATGTCCCTATAATATTCTTGTGATTCATTTGTGATTGGACCACCTTGAGACCAACTGTCACAAACATATTCCGTTTCACAAACAAATTTATATATTTGACAGTACCCTAAGTCACCCGAGTCATCGCCTATGCACTCAAGTGTTTGAGAGGTTTGATTATACGAGGAGCATACACCGCATTCTTCTTCGTCTACGGACTCTCTGTAATTGCCTTCGCTCTCAGCATACATCTTGTTTACATCGTTGACCTCGATATCCTGCGTTGCAATCGGGCATCGAGAACTGTCGTCCTCTCCGTCCTGCATCTTATCAACCGGGATACCTTCCGGCATGATGCTTATCATAATCGTAGTCATCCGTTAGTCTCCTCGGTGTCATTGTATATGTTGTCAAAGATGCGGTTAACATCCAACGTATAATCTAAATCAGACTTGGAGTAGTGTATATTCTGTGACGGACGGAAGTCAGGGGCGCCTTCCCCTG